CCGGTCTTCAATCCAGTCCTTGCGGCTTTCAAGATCGTCCCGAATGCCCCGCAAAAGGTCTTGGGAAATTTTGTTTAGCTGCCCTTCGGCTACATCATCGACCAAATTGCGGAACCAGTCGTTTTCGTCCCGCTCTTCCTTGTGGTCTTCAATAGGTTTGCCGTCCAAAGACACGGTAATTGACCCATCGGCGTGTTCAATTTCAAGAATTGCGCCTTTTGAGTCAATTTTTGGCACATCATCCCCGTCTTCAACCTCAACAATCAGGTCTTCAACGCCCGGAAGGTCGTCTTCGGGTGCAGGCTGACGAATGTTGGGCATCAGGCCGGGGGTCATGGACATTAAACGGCTTCCTTACCGGAAATCAGGGCTTCGATTTCTTTGACAAACCGACGAATACCCTCTTGTGCGGCTATTGTATCTGATTTTGCCAAAATTTCATAGACCCGCACATAGTCATGAGGCTGCTTGCCCCAGACTTCGACGGAAAACCGACCAATAGATCGGGGCGTTGAGGGTTTGATTACGTCCACAACGGCATTTGCAAACACTTGATCCATGTATATCCCCAATGATGCTGTCCAGCATTAGGCAATAATACATCATTTTTGTTAAATTGGGTATAGTGCTTGGTAAGTATTATTACCTTTGAACGAAAACCGCTCTTCGGTATCCGCTTCCCATTCCTCACCGCGCATAATAGCCCCGGTATCCCGCAAATGCCGCATTGCCATGCTTACGGTATCCACCAAATCGTCATGTTTTGCTTTGGGAAACTGACCAACTTGGGTAATAACCATCTCCGCCCATTGCTTGTTGGGGGCATATACTAGCCCTTCGGCAAACAAATGCTGTACAGAATAGAGCCTAGCCAGCTTGTCTTGGCTTTTGGGGTCAAACATATGGACGCCAAACTTTTCATGTCCGTACATCCGCCGGATTTCCTGCGCTACGGAGAAACCAGCAGCCTTGTTTTCAATCAAAAGCACGTCAACTTTTAGCTTGCGGCACGTCTCTGACACTTTTTGAACCAAATCATGAAGCTCATAGCGCCCTTGCCATGCGTACATGAGCATGACTTTAGGAGACACTTCGGTGTAATTTCGTGCTGCATCTACCAAGCCACCGTGTCGGCCACCGGCATGAGTTGACGCCTGTACGGACATTTCACTAGAAAACACGCCCCATACCGTCATGGCAGACGGGTCATTCTCTGTTTTGGTAGTATATGCGGTATCTAGTGTAGCAATTACTAGGTCCATGTTGGGATAGTTGGGGGCGTCCCACGGTTGCCACCAATCACGCTTGATGATACCGCCGCCTTTGGGTTCTGGCCGCTGCTGCAACTGACCAGCCGCCGCCCACGGGCCAAGTTGCTTTTCCAGAATGGTAACTTCGGTTTCCCCAAAGCGTTCCGGCCAAAGAAGCAAGCCTTCCCGGTCATCAAGTTCTACTTGGGCTTCGGGGGAAACTGGTACACGGTCGCCATTGCTGGCAACACTTACCAGTGCTTCACCGTCATCATCTACGCCGCGCGGATCATTCCAACCAATTGACGTATAGCTGTGTCGCTGCCATTCGTACCGCATAGGAAGGCAAAGATGCGTCCACTCACCCATGTCTTTTGACATGATATGGCCGGTCAGGTCTTCTTCGGACAGGCGCTGCTGGATTACGACATACGCACCCGTCTTGGGATCATTAAGGCGTGTCGATAGTGCAGAGTCCCACCAGTCGATAGTTGATGCAATGGTAGCTTCGGAGAAGGCTTCTTGCGCTGCATTGGGATCGTCAACGACAATGATAGACCCGCCTTCACCCGTAAGGGCAGAGCCCACTGAGGTGGAAAGACGCGAGCCGTTTTTGTCGTTGTCAAACCTTGTCTTTGTGTTCTGGTCACTGGTCAGTTTGAACCTGTCGCCCCACATGGATTGATACCACGGGCTTTCAATCAAGCGGCGGCACTTAACCGAATCACGCAATGAAAGCTGCTGGGCGTAGGAGGCGTGCAGCAATTGCACTCCCGGCCCGGATGTTGGGGAGGCCCAAGGCTGCGCCCAAATCCATGCGGGGAACGCGCAAGACGTAATAGACGATTTGCCCATACGGGGTGGGATGTTGATAATTAACCGCCTAATGTCACCGTCAACAACCGCTTGCAAGTGTTCGGCAATAGCTTCAATGGGCCACCCTTCGGTAAAGGGTGACGCATCAATGTACCGCCAAGCATGTTTCAGGAACGTGTACAGGCTGTCTTCACAGTCTGCACGGTCTAGTTCCTGCAACTGCCGTTCAATGTCGATATGCTTGCCGTCTAGGTCAAGCGTCGTCAAACGGAGGCTCCGGTAGGTCCATCCAGCACAGGAACGGGTTGCCGCCGTCAAGACCGCCTTCGGAGGTCCATTCGTCGTCCCAATCGTCCCACCAAGCTATTTCGACCATGTAGCCATTCCACACAAGGATGTCGCGGTCTTTGGGTGCGGTTTCAGGCGGGTTCCAATCCATCACACAGCCTCCTTCTGCTTCTTGCGGGGTCCACGGGGGCGCTTGATAGCCCTTGGGTCTCCATTGGGCAGTTCATCTGTCCGCAAATCTCTAGCACGGAGTACTATATTGCAGACATGCCCACGGCATACACCGTATGCCGCAGCAATCTCAGCGGATGTCATTCCGCTGGCCCAGTCATTTAAAATTGAGTTTCTGTCAGCTTTCTTACGCATTGTTCCCCCTGTGGCGCGCTGCATCATAACTTACCAGTGGCTTTGACGCCAGTGCTAAGTTTTGCCGCCACCAATGACTTTCAGGTCCGCTGTGGAGGACGCTTTGATGGTAGACGTAACCTTCTTCATCATGGCATGAACAAGGTCTTTGGTTTCCTCCCCGGCCAAATTGTCGGCGCAGTTTGCCAAAGACACAAATGCCATCATGCGCTGGGCAAGGGCATCCGAATAGATGTCCAAGTCTTCAGCGTCCACAAGCGTGACAATATCATCATCATCATCCATTGCCGTTATCCTTTCCTGTCGCCAGCCAAGCATCGTCGTCCACTGGGTTGTAGAGAACAGGCGCTTTAGGTGGGGCATAAGCACGGGGAGCCTCCCTGTGAAAACTGCGGAGGCGGTCGTTCTCTAGGCGTTCGATCCGGCTCTCCAGTTTCATGATGATTCGGTTAAGCTCTATAAGCTCCCGCGCCATTGCGTCTTCGGCATCCATCACGCCGTACTTGAGCCTGAACATGGACCGTAGCTCCTGCGAAAATGGAGACATGGCATCTAGCATCATTCATATTCCCCCCTGTTGCTAATAGTACCTTACACAATAAAATGACGCCACGCTAGGGGTTGACGTTATTTAATTGACGACACAATACCTAGTCGTTAATGTAATGACGCCTAGTCCCGCGTCGTCTAAGGGTAGGACACCTGACTTTGACTCAGGCAGTTGTGGTTCGAATCCATGCGCGGGAACCAACATCAGGGGGGTAGTCATGAAGTGGAAGCCGATCAAGAGTGCGCCTAAAGACGCAGCGGAGTTGTTGTTGTGGGCTGAAGGCAAAATTACCAAGGAAGGGGTGGCTTGGATGGGTATCTGGGAACCCGAAGACGAACAGTGGCATGTGCTTGGCTATGACATGGTGATTGAGCCGACACACTGGATGCACATCCCAGAGGGACCCAAAAAGCCGAAGGAGTAATCCCGGCAAAGCCACTGGATAGTCCCGGTTATCAAAAAGACACACTCTAGCTTCATTATCTCTAGGTTCCTTCTACAGGGCTACAAGGAGAGAAGCATGAAGTGGCTTATTGAAAAGATCATGGACTATCCGGTTCCTAACAAGGAGTTCGGCCTGTTCTACATCCCCGGTCTGGAGTGGGTTGCAGAATACTGCAATAGCAACGAAGATAATGACGGATGCGTCCTTGGGGAGGTGGAAGGTGACTACCGTGGTTTTGGTAGCACCGCCGAAGAGGCTCTGGTTGACCTGATCGAAGAGCTGGAGCTTCAGGATTGGGATGAAGTGGAAGAAGATGAAGAGGAAGACGAAGAGTAACAATTTGTGAGAATGTTTCCCGTGAAACATTTTACCACCTACCTAGCAGGGGACCCACAAGTCCCCTGTTTTTTTATGGGGGACCCAAGTGGGGGGTAGGGGGGGGGGGGTGCCTTGGTTTGTAAATCCTGAAATGTATGCGGGTTTGGAGGGGAGGGAAAAGGAACCTAGACCGCCCCGGCCTCTTGCCATGCTCGTGCTACCCCGGTCGTCGTCAGGGGGAACCTAAACAGAACGCGAACAAACCCGGAACAAACCGTGAACAGATGCAGAACAAAACCAGAACGCTGCGATACTTAGATGCCTAATGTTTCCCGTGAAACATTCTGCACCGTGTTCTTGGTTTGTTCACGATATGTTCCGCAGCTTGAGCGTGGCCTATGTTTCACGTGAAACATTCATGGTTTGTTCATGGTTTGTTCTGCCGGAGAACGGGCCAGTAACAGAACGCGAACACCCCCCCAACATAAGCTTGGCTTATGTTTCACGTGAAACATCGCGTCAACACAAACGTGGCTATTGTTTCACGTGAAACATTAGGAGTCATGTTTTGCAGCCAATAGCAATTGACGCAACGAGTCGCGTTGTTCCAATGATAGATCACGCGCCGACACGTTTAGCGTGTTGTGATTGACCGTCACCTGTGCGGGTTCTTGGTTTGTTCTCTCACTGTATTTGATCGAAAGCTTTCCAGCCATACGCAAGTAAGTGTCAACTTTTAACTTGGACCTAGCAATAGCGGCGTGATTCGCTTCTCCAGACGGAGTCACATCTTTTGAATCATCCTCTGCGGCGTCTTTCGCCATGGAAAACAGGGTTGTTGCGGCGTTTTCCCGCGCGCGTGTGTAATTTGAAGCAAAAGAGGGGTGCTTATCTAGCCAGTCATATATCGCCGCGATGCTTGGCATATGATCTAGGGTTGTCGTCATGTGATTCAACGACTCGCCACATGAAAGCCTTGTGCAAATTTCATCTGCTAAAGCTTCACTATATTTAATACGGGGCTTGGACATTGTTACCGCCTGTTGAGACTTTGCCCTAATGACCGCCCACGCTTGCGACTCTTCTATTGCTTGTGCCTCATTACGCTCTTTACGCGCTTGGGCCTTTGCTTGCGCCTTGTCGGAAGACTCGCCAATGGGCTTAGCCGATTTCTTGCGTTCCTGATTCATAGCAGACTCCATGCTAGATAGAGTCTATATATAACACAAAACGCCCCGGCGTGAACCAAGGCGTTTCATGTTATTGCTAAGTTAGTGTTTACTTTGGGCGATAGCCTGAAATTGCGTTTCTCCCCTTAACCGTGATAGCACCATTTTTTGCAAGCAATTCAAGCTTGATAAGACGCGCTTTGATTGCTTCAAGTTCCCCTGCATCAATTCCCATCCGCCGCGCTTCTTCCGCCCGCGCGAAACTCTTATAAGCACAAGTGATATACAAAACAATCTTTTCACATTCCACAAGTTCACAAGAATCGTGCGGCACAAGCTTTGCAATGTCATCAGGGTGAACGTAAAACGTCAACCCACAATCTCTCCCGCAAGAAATAGAATGTTGAATGAGACAAAATCCCGGACGAATATCTACCGTCTTTTCAGACCTACTAGCATTCCAAGGCGCGCCATCCTGTCCCGGAATAGTGACCACAGCGCCGCTTGCAAGTGACACAGCACTAAACAAGTCCCGCGAACCATCAGACCACAAGCCCGCATCAGCAGGTATTGTGAAGCTTGTGCAAGCCCGCGCTTTGAAAGCTTTTCCATCATAACCATGACGCAAGAAAGCCGGGACTTGATTCTTTTCAAGATGATGTAGCATGTTTCACCTATTGCTTTGCTTGTGTTTGTTTCTACCTTTACAATATCGCCTATTAATCCGATTCAGTCTAATCGTTTATTCCGATAGTCGCGCCGCTTTCCATCGAATCAAACGATTGGAAGCATATAAGGATTCGCGCTATTGTCTTTTCATAGGCAAACGAAACGAAAGGCAAACACAATGCAAGCTTATCAAGTGGCGTTAACGCTAAAATCACGCAATGCCAAGACTGGACCGATACCAGTATCAACAACAACGTTCGATACTTGCCCTAGCGCATGTCCATTGCAAGGCTCAGGCTGCTATGCTGAAACAGGCCCATTAGCCATGTTCTGGCGCAAAGTGACGGAAAAGCGAGTCGGTTCCATGTGGTCCGATTTTATCGCGCAAGTTACCGCCTTGCCTAAAAATGTCCTGTGGCGTCATAATCAGGCCGGAGACTTGCCCGGCGATAAGACGACGATTGACACCGTGGCGCTTGCTTCACTAGTCACGGCAAACAATGGTAAACGCGGGTTCACATATACACACTATGACGTCCTGAAAAGCGCCAAGAATCGCAAGGCGATTGCAAGCGCCAATGCGAACGGTTTCACGGTCAATCTAAGCGCCAACAATTTACGCCATGCGGACAAGCTTGCGGCGCTTGGCATTGCACCGGTTGCGGTAGTGCTACCTTCTACGGTTCATGGCAACGTCAAGCTTGCAACGCCACAGGGGCGCAAGGTTGTTGTATGTCCTGCTACCTATCGCGACGACGTGGCTTGTATCGATTGCGGGTTGTGCGCGCGATTGCGAGACGCCATTGTCGGGTTTCCGGTTCACGGCGTGCAAAGCAAGAAAGCTGATACAATCGCTGCAATGTGACGGTTACAGGGGGCGCGTGGCTTCGCCCCTATGTAAGCGCCAATAGTGGCAAGCTTAACAATGGAGTCCAGTCATGCAAGGAATCATCGAAGCGTTTATTGCCGTGGTCGCGTTAGCATGGGTCGGCGCTGTCGTCGCGCTTGCTTTCATCTAATAGGAGTCGGTCATGCAATACATCATTAGAAAGACGGTCGGTCGGTCGGTTCAGTGGACCGTATCGGAATACCATCATAACAACGTCATCGGTTCCTATCCTACACGCAAACAAGCGGTCATGGTCGCACGGTTGCTTGCAGGGTGGAATGGGTCGGTCAGTGTGGAGTCGGTCAGATGAAGGTAGAGCCAGCCCCTTACAGCCTTGCATGGTATACCAGACTTGCCAGTGGCTTACCGGTCGGTCAGCTACAGTATGCCGTCCGCGATATCCAAGCGACCCTACCCATATATCGGGAACGTGACACGCGCGACCCATATGTCGCCAAGCTACTGGCAGAAATGGATGCTTTCACAAGCGAAATGCAACTTAGGAAGCGGAAAGGGAATCGGTCATGAATAGGAACCCCGTAACGCCCGGTCACGCGGCGTATTTAGAAGACTGCGCCCGCAAACCTACCTATGAAACGGGCGAACCCCGCCGGTCATGGGAAAGCTTAGAAGACTGGGCGCGTTGGTCATGGGAGCGCGAACCGACGCCCCGGCAATGGTTAACATGCAGCGATGAAGACAAGGGAACCTTGGAACAGGCCGCGTGGTATGACACTAGCGCGGAGCTTGCTTAATATGGTCAACATATAAAACAATCGCCCCGGCTCCCATAATCAGCGCCGGGGTGACAACAAACATAAGCACTGCAATGGCAAGAATGGCTTCATCGGTCATGGTCGGTCGGTCCTTTGGTTGGTCGGTCGGTCATAGGTCGGTCGATGGTCGGTCGATGGTCGGTCGGTCGCTGATCGGTCATCGGTCAATCGGTCGGTCATCGGTCGGTCGGTCGGTCAATGCGCTTGTATTACATCGGTCGGTCGGTCAATGATCGGTCAATCGGTCAATAGGTCAACGTAGGAGATCGGTCAATGGCATGGGTTAGGATGACAGATAAGGAACGGACACCAAAATTTGGTAATCCTTATGTGGTTCAAGTGGTATGTAGGTCAGATGCAGAGGCAGATGACATAGAGAGACTCGCCAGAACAGACCCGCGTTGGTCAAGGGTCATGATTATGGCCGCCCGTATCTATAATCGCAAAAAGCATCCCGACGAAGCGGTCGAATCGGTCACAGCAGAACGGTTTCGGTCAGGCGGGTTTCCTGTTGACCAAGCTGGAGTCATTGGTTATGATACACACGCCTTAACCAAAGGGGGTTAACATGCACACGCATCAGCTTCAAATCGTAGACACAGACGGCGATACGGTCACGTTCAGCTTCGGTCAGGATGACAAGCACGTTGAAGTGGTCAGTATGTGCGAAGGAATTAACCAAGCAATCGTAACGTATATCGGTCGCAAGGAAACCAAGGCGCTGCAAGCGTTCTTGGACAATTTCAACGCCCATATGTATCGGCTTGAATCAACGGATGGAGATTACTAATGAGAACGCACACTCTTGAAGTCATGGATGATGACGGCGACCTGATGCAGTTTGAGACCAATAGTGAAGATTCCGGTTCAGTTGCTATCACTTGGTCGATCAGGGTCGATGGCGGGTTATATACTCAAATTGCTGCGCTTGTGTTCGACATTGACGATATTCGGGAAATCAAAAATTTCCTAGATATTGCTTGTCGGAATCACATAAAGTCTGAACTGTTTGCAGACTAAAGAAAGGGGGCTACGGCCCCCTTTTACCATCAAAAAGGAGAAACCCGAATGACATGCAATTCTATGGAAACAGACTGCATCGAACTGAAATCACGCAGCATAACCTTAAAATATTATGATGATGCTCCGCACTTATCAATTCGTATTCACAGATTTGATGAACAGGGCGACAGATGTGAATCTGTGGTCATGAATTACGAAGCTGCAAGGTCGACTTTAATGTTTATCCAGCAGTTTTTACAAGATGTAAGCAGACGAAAACAAATAGCAGAACATGGAAAAGCATTTATTGATTAACGACTAGGGGGCTACGGCCCCCTTTTTAATTTGTGTATGTCATTCCAATCAGTCCCCGGCAAATCAGGTATTCTAATCTCCACACCCAACTTGAACTGAACAGCAAGCCTATTGGCAAGCCGGTAGGCCGCAGCCTGACCTGTGTAGTTTAGGTCATTGTCGCCGAACACATACACAACCTTGGCAATATCAGGCGGTATCCACTTTGCCAGTAAGCTGGCGTTGACACATGCCCAGACTGGCATATCGAACATCAGGCTGGCGCTGATCGCGGTTTCGATGCCTTCCGCCACACCCATAATGCCAGCAGCGGGCGCAAGCCTAATAGCACAACCTTCCGGCAAACTGCCCGGAAGCACCTTTCGGTTCGGGGTTACATCAGCCTTCTGGCCGTCTTTGGTCAGGTAAGTCACATGCAAATTCACTGGTTTGTCGTCCGCGCCAATGATCTTCGCTATCATGGTCGTATATTGGATGCCCTCACGGATGGCATTAGAAGGCCACTGGCAGCCAACGCGGTTAATTAGGTACAGG